AAGCTATAAAAGACGACCAGTCTGTTTCCTGTTTTCCACTGGTATTGGGATCAGGCTTAGCTGGCGAGAAAGATGTCCCAACAGCCTCAACAAACTGCTCAGCCATGCTAGTAATCTCACTCGCTGTAGCATTTGGGTACTTAACAGTAAGTTGTGATTCTAGCGCGCTGATGATTGGTTGTACTGCGGGATTGCTAAAGATGGGGTTTTTACCACGGAGGTTATCAGAAACTTGAAGTCTCTTAACGTGCTGCGGAAGTTCTGCTACATATCCTTCTTTCGCTTTTGCCAGGGCAGCATCTACAATTTTAGTAGTTGCGAAAGCGGATTGTGCGTATACGTTTTGTGCTACTTTGTTCATTGCGGAAGCGAATGCTTGAATTGCTGCATCGCCACCAGAGGATATTGCTTGTACTTGCTCTGGAGTAACTGCCTTGGAGAAATCAATCTTACCAGCAGCTTCCATAAATTTCTGTGGATCTACATTGGTAAACAATGCTCCACTGGTATCTTTATTTTCCTCTCCAGGTTTAACATCATTTTTCCACAGATCAGTGAATGGATCTAGGGGAGTTGGATTTGCAGGATCACTGCTACCAGCAGGAACTACACCATTAGGAGCAGTATTACTGTTAGCTGCGCCAGTAGCATTGGCTTGTGCAGAAGGCGGTATATTACCGGGCTGTCCTGCACCGGAAGCGGGGGCGGCGGGAGCGGGAGAAGGTGTTACGACAGACTTAAACATATCCATGATACTCATTTTATATTACTCCTGTGATGGAACATTGGTTTGGGAAAGAGACAGAAGATACCTAATAGCGTCAATCTGACCAGTTAGGTAAGCTTCTTGTTGAAGAAAATCATGTGGCTCAAGTGGATTAAACTTAAGACCAATTTTCAACTCTGCATTGTCAGCAATTATGTTTTGCATAAGTGCTTGCTGCACAGCTGAGAACTGAGTTGCCTGCATAACTGACTCATCAGACAACTTATACTTAGTAAATGAGTTGGTTTCTACCGGGAGATCCAGCATAGGTTATTGCTCCTTGTTGTTAGTGATGTTATTTTGGATATTGTAGATTCTATTCTCTACAGGGTTTTGTGGTGCGGTAAGATTCTCTGCGCCGGGTTTGTATCCAAACTGCTCCGGCGTAGGTTGTGGAGGCATTTGCTGCATCATTTGCTGTACCATCATTGGTTCCATACCTTTAAGGCTGGCGCCAAACGCTGCCATCGCTTGCTGCCATGCTTGTACTGCTTGTTCATAAGCAATCTGTTCAGGTGACTTCTCAAACTCAGTTATCTTAGCTCCTTGTGTTTTCATAAAATAAGAGAACAGTGGGCCAATATTGTAGCGAGAACCAATTTCAGGACTGGAGCCAATTACCTGCATAGCTACTTGCAGAGTATCGGCATTGATCATCTTATCAGTAGGTAAGAGACCATCAGTTATCTTGAAGTCCAGTACTGATTTGCGCAACTTAACTGGATCAATAGTTACAACTTCATCTTTATCCCTGCTGTAAAGAGATACACCGCCTTGGTATTGCAGGATATTGATTTTCAGTATCTCTTTCAGTGGAGTAAAGAATTGCGCCTCAAGGAGCATACTGGTAAGTTGATCGCGGCCATTGGCATTGGACATTACGGATTGGAACTCATGCAGTGTTTTATTGCCCTTAACGAACTGACCTTGGCGCACCTGATTCTGACCAGATATTACATTAGCCATCTGCATAAGAGATTGTGTTTCTTGCAGCAGTATGGCAGATTGATCATCACGGAAAGGAATAGGATAGTATGCTTCTGAAAGAGGCTTACCGTATGCAGATGGCCGCACAGGTATCTTAGCTGTGGGGCTTGCACTATTTATGTGATGCTCAGCTACCCTGCTAGGATCATACAAGCCACGATCAGAAACAGCGCGGCGACGAGAAGCCAGGATACTATTCCAAAATGCGGATGTGATATCTTGTATCGGCTGTACATTAGTGGAAAGAGGTTTAGTCTGATAACCCAATCCATCCTCAAGAGGTTGAGATAGTAGAATAGGTAAGTTATTGTGCGCATTGGTTTGACGCTCCGCATAGATAAGTACTGAATTGTTTACAATATAAAACTTCCACACTTGTGGCGTGTTTGCAGAAGGTACACGAATACCGAAGTCAGATGGAAGGATGCGAGCATACAGAGTAGTAAGCTCATACATATCCTTGTACTGGATCTTGTTATCCTGATTGGCAATACCTGCCCAACTCATCCAGTTAGTGGTGTCTGTGTTATTAGCATTCACTATGGCAGATGAGTTTATGCTGGGAGTGTAATAAGTACCTTGACCATCAGTTCCAGTGAAAGCTACAGATGATTCGAAGGCAGCAGTTACGTTGTCCAGTATCTTGTCTTGGAGGGAGTTGATGAATGATTTGAGTTCAATGCGGCTCATCAGACGCACATAACCAGCGTATTCGCCGCGGGAGTGTAGCTCAGTAGGAGTAACTCTGGAATCAAAAATTAGATTGTAAGGATCAATCCTATTAATGCAATTACCTTCCCAGATAACTTCTTTAGGCTTAGCTTGTTTAGGAGAGAATGTGAGGTCTGTTTCCAGTGCAGCTGTGACATAACGATCCCAAGTTACTTCTGCTGCCGCTAAATTGTATTTAAACCCATCACGGAACATAAGCATAAACTGCCGCACCCAGCCGCCGCGAGTTGCTTGATCTTCTATTACGGTCTCCATCTGCACAGCTGCATCCATACTTGATGGATTAGATACTACGCCGAAAATTGGATGACCTTGTAGGAATACTGAGGATTGGTAAGTTACAGCGGCCTCTACTTGCGGAAGCACTACAGGGACTGTGATGTTCTGTATCTTATCACTATCCCCATACCTATTGGCGGCCTTGGCTCTGGTATTAGTGAGTGTAAGATCCTCTTCTCGCTGGTAAGCAAGATCTATCTTCCGCATCTTTTCTCGTATATCTAATTGAGAAGCCTGCGCTTGTATGCAGTACTTATTGTACTCAATTATCCCTAGTTGGGCTTTGCGCGGAATTAGGAGTGGTGTATTTGGTTGTGCCATTTTTGGTCTCTCTTAGTTAGAAGCAGCAATTCACTTCAGGAGGTAATACTTGCATTGCATGATGCTCACTCTGAATTATTACATTACCATTCACTATATACTCTCCATACAATTCCAATACCTTGGGAGCATAAGTAAGTAGGTCTAGTATGTCATCAGTGTTGTCGCGCCGCAGTGGGTTAAATTGCATGATTTGCAAGAATACCTCACCACGGCAAGGCTCATCTACATATACTTCACCAGATTGTAAGCCCTTGAACATAGAAAGAATACGGGAGTTCTTTGATGTGCCGCCAGGATAGACTTCTACAGCCTCAATGCCAACTAAGCCCATCTGCTCACAAATGAACCTAAACCAGTAATTCAGGGTGGATTGGTAAGCGACTGACTCTACTGCTATAAGCCTGCAATTTCTTTCCAGTGCTATTTGCAGTGCTTTCCTAATAGTGTCACCTGGAGACAGGCGCTCGTTAATGAGTTGTCTCAGCACTGGATATCCATCAAAGACTTCAAAATAACCTATTGCTACAGCATCACTATTCGCCTTACCTGTGGATGGATCAATTATTATATAGTTTCCTACAGGTATGTCACCTTCTGAGAATGGAAGAGAAGGTATTTTAGAGAGGTCGATTAGGTTGTTTGCTGATGCTGTTTCATCATTTAGGACTTCTGCATAGAATATCTCAGGCCGCCCCATTGATAGATCATTCTCATACTCTCTTAGTAGCTGCTCAATTGGTTGCAATTCTTCCCAGAGAGAAGTGCCATCATCTAGTATTCCACCTACAATAAATTTGAGCCAGTTAGGATTCTTTTTCAGTTTACGTAGTATTGACCACTTAGTTGGGTACATATTACCAATGAATACAAAGAGGCAACCGTGTGGCGATTTCGCTTTCATAGCAGTACCGGTCATTTCGCGCTCAAGAGCTTCTGATTGTACTTGCGATTCTGCACATACGCGAGACTGTATGTCATCAAATATCATTACATCTGGGCGCTCATTCTTGAGTGAGATACCACGAATCACTTCTACCGTACCTGCCATCAGTATTATATTACGGCCACGATATCCAAACTTCTTAAGGTCTTGTCTGTCTGTCTCAATCCCTAATCGCCAATCGCCAAATGATTTCTTTACATTCTCCTCATTCAGCATATCTATTACGTCAGCAATGATGTTATTAGCCTTGGTTTGGTTCTCTGCTAGGACTAGTATGAATTTGCGCGATGTGAATAGTATGCAGAACAAGATGAATAGTTTAATTACCATCGTCTTGCCGAAGCCGCGCGGGAGGCCGAGGGCGAGCTGGGAGAAGTCTCTAGCCTTAGCTACATTCTCCAGCAACCAATTCCATACAGATAGGAATACAGGAGGAAATGAATACTTATAAGTACCTGGCATTGATAATGCAGCAAGAAAGTCTAGTGAGCCGCGCGCAAGATCCACTACTTGCTGGGCTTCAAAAGCCGCCTCAGTTACAGTAAAGGCTTCCGCCGCTGGATTGGATTCGAGTTTGATTTCTGGAGTATTGTGCGAAGCGGCGAATCCGAGCCTTTCTTCGATTGAATT